GCCTTTTCTGCCTTATCTTGCGGGTAGTCGTTCGCGGTGATTTGCTTAATCGCCTCCGCGATTAGTTGGAAATCTTTTCTAGTCATTTTCTTACCCCTTTTCTTTTGAGTTGCTACCAATTAGCCACTCACTACCCCCGCCGGATTTCTCCGGCGAGGATCGAAAGTATCTATTCGCTTTTGGTGCTGTAACTTCCGTTGAAGGTCATAACCTCAGAATGAAGGTTCATAGCGGTAGCGCTTAGTTGGTCGGCGTATTGGTCAATCCAGCCTTGGTCGCCTCTTTTGATTGCGTCTTCAATCCATTTTAATTGGAGGCGAATATCTTTCAAGACTTCGCGTTGTGCGGTTTTTGTGATCTTCATTTCGTACCCCTTTTTTAGTAGTTCGTTATTAAGTTGTAGGATTATCATTTCATTTATTCCGGTGCGTGTCAAGTATATTTGGTAACGAAATGATAACGATTTGCAGAGATTTATCTGAGTCAATCCTGAGAGTTATCTGAGCCGATAGAAGGGGGCAAGGTGAGGCGGTTGTTGAATTAGAACCCTGCCGGAAGAATAGAAAGCCCCGCCGGAACCAATAACCTCCGCCGTCGGTTCAATCCGGTTCAATTCTGCCCCCGATAGGCGGGAATCCCTGCCGGTCTGACCGGTCTGACCAGACCGCAACGACCCCCCGTTGTTAATCCGCGCCAGCGTGTAGTCTATGTACCCGCAATAAATATCTACACTAAATGGGGGGGCTGTATATACCAGTATGTCCGTATTTAGATAGTGAGTTACATCACATTCTAAAGATATATTTTCCAAAAGCGGGAAATAGGGTATTTTTCCCGCCTTAGTATAAGTAGGGGGCGGAACGCCCCAGAAGTGTAACGATTGGGGCTGACGCCCCCGATTAAGGCTACTTCGGTGTAACCTCCGTAGCCCCTATGGCGTAGGAGGTATAAACCCCTATAAACGCCTCCGGCGCTTTTTAGTGCGGATAGTTCTATTGTTTTCCAAACAATCGCTCCGATGACATTTTCCCTCTGGTGCAAAATTGATTGCAGCCGGTTATCCACAGGTTTATCCACAAGGAGACTAATGGCTGAAAATACAGCCGACATAGCCAAGCGAATTATTTTAACTTGCGTGGCAGAAGGTATGACTGTAGAAGAGGCTTGCAGATCTGCGGGTAAATCTATTAAGTCATATGAATACTACCGGCGCACCGATAAGGTATTTGCAGACCGGATGGATCGCACCAGGCTAGGACTTCGGGATAAGGTCTTTGCATCCACAGATGTAATGGACCTAGACTTTGTATCTTTCAGGGAGCGCTTCTTGCACTCCCAGACTTTTCCACACCAGAAGAACTTAATAGATGTCATCCAGGGACGTGAGCCATCTTGGCTCCATCCATCTATGAAGTACGAAAAGGGTCAAGCCAGTCGTATCTTATTAAACATCCCACCAAACCACGCGAAGTCTATGACTATCACTGTGGATTATGTAACCTGGATGCTTTGCCAGAACCCAAACTTTAGAATACTTATAGTATCCCAGACTCAACGTCTGGCTGCTGACTTTCTCTACGCCATCAAGCAACGACTGACTCATCCTATGTATGAAGACTTACAAGCAGCATACGCTGCTGGCGTAGGGTTTAACACTAAGAGTGCCTCTTGGCAGGCTACTCGTGTCACCTTTGGTGATGAACTACGGGAATCATCCGAAAAGGATCCCAATATAGAAGCCGTCGGTATCGGCGGTCAGATCTACGGTAAACGTGCAGATATGATTATTGTAGATGACGCGGTTACTTTATCTAACGCCAATGACTTTGAACGCCAGATTAAATGGTTGAACCAGGATGTTAGATCCCGTCTCAACCCTACCGGCAAGTTAATCATTGTCGGTACCCGTGTATCTGCTATTGACCTGTATCGTGAATTACGCAACGAAGATCGCTACCCTGGTGGAATAGTTCCTTGGACTTACCTGGCTATGCCAGCGTTACTTCAAACAGATGATGATCCTACCAAGTGGGAAACTCTCTGGCCTTATACCGATGTACCTTTTGATGGACAGACCGAAGAGGATAAACATCCAGAGACCGGACTATATCCTAGATGGAATGGTCAGAACCTGTGGAATGAACGCCAGCAGATGGATACATCTACTTGGGCTTTGGTTTACCAGCAACAAGATATATCCGATGATGCAATCTTTGATCCGGTATCTGTGCGTGGTTCTATTGACGGTATGCGTAAGTCTGGACCATTGACCCCAGGTCATCCAGGTCATCCTAAGTCTACCAATGGTTTTGTAACTGTATGTGGATTAGATCCTGCTATGGTAGGAGATACCGCAGTTGTCTGTTATGCGATTGATCGCACTACATATAAGAGATACATCGTTGACACAATTAAAATTACTCGTCCTACTCCGGCCCAGATTCGCCAGATCATATTTGACTGGACTGTTACCTACGCACCCAGTGAGTGGATAGTTGAGAAGAACGCCTTTCAGGCTTTCCTTACTCAAGATGAAGGCATCAGACAATACCTTGCTAATCGTGGTGTGAGATTAAGAGAACACCATACTGGTAATAACAAATGGGATTCCGGCTTTGGTGTGGCATCTATGTCCACCTTGTTTGGCACTAAGCAGGAAGATGGTAAACACCATCGAGATAACTTAATACATCTACCAAGTGATCAAACTGAGAACATCAAGTCAATGATTGAGCAGTTAGTTACTTGGTCGCCCACCACAAAAGGTAAAACAGATATGGTGATGGCTCTTTGGTTCTGTGAGATCAGAGCAAGAGAGATTATTAATTATGGTAACAACAACGTACACCATATGAAAAACCCATTTTTGTCTAGGGCAGAGTTAAGCAAACGCGCAGTGGTAAATATAGAAGACCTGCTAGAAGCACAACAAGATCAGAAGAAACAATTCATCTAGGGAGAACAAGATGGCCGCAGCAAAGAAACCAATTGTTAAAAAACCAACTGCTAAGAAGCCAACAGGTTTTTATGCTGAAAAAAATGCTGCTCTTGAAGCAGAATTAAAAAAACAGGCTAAAGGAAAGAAACCTGCTAAGGGTTACACCTATGGCAAAAACGTAGGACCTTAATTACTAACTGAAAAGGAATAACAATGCCAGCACCAAAGAAAAATCCAGCGGTTGTTGCTGCTATCGCTACCGCTCTTAAAGTAGCAAAGGCTGCTAAGGCAGCAAAGACTGTTAGTAGTGCTGCAAAAAAACCTGTTGTCAAAGTGCAACCTAAACCAAATGCTAAAACAGCAAACCCTAATTCAAATGTTAAAGTTAAACCTGCTGCTAAACCACGCGGCAATCCATCTAATGATACTAAAGCGTGGGAAAGTGTTCTTTCTAGTGCATCTCGTGGTGGAGTTGGTAGTGGATCATTAGGTAAAGCAAAAGATGTACGTGTTGCAAGAGCCAATAAAAACACAGCATTAGCAAATTCAGCAAAAGGCAAAACACAAACACCTACTGCTGAAGCAGCAAAACGGCGCAATATAAACAGGTAAGGATATAATTTGTTAACAGCAAAAGAAGTAGCAGCAAAGGTATCGCGTCTTCAATCGCGTTATGCTGCTCGTGACCAAAGGATGCGGGATGTACTATCGGTACGTCAAGGCGATATTGGTAAAGTCTATCCAGCGATGTTCTCCGAGGACTATCCAAAACCTTTAGTCGCAAACTTTATTGATGTTGCTGCTCGTGATCTAGCAGAAGCGATGGCACCTCTGCCATCATTCAACTGTTCTGCATCTAATATGGTCTCTGATGCTGCTCGTAAGAGTGCAGATACCCGTACTCGGATTGTAAACTACTATGCTAGTTCCTCAGAACTACAGATCCAAATGTACTCCGGTTCAGATTGGTTTAATACCTACGGTATGTTACCTGGTATTGTTGAAGTAGATTACGAAACAAATACACCAAAGATTCGTTTACTTAATCCATTTGGCGTTTACCCAGAGATGGACCGTTTCGGTCGTACTGTATCTCTAACTCAAGTGGTCCAAATGGACCCTGAGACTTTGGCTGCTATGTATCCAGAGTTTGCAAAAGATATTCTTCCACGCCAACAGTACGGACAGAGCGCAACCTATATTGATATGGTTCGTTACCACGACAAAGAGCAAGATATGATCTTCCTTCCAAGTCGTAACAACTTAGTTCTTGCTAATACACCAAACCAATTTGGTAAGTGTATGGCTCGTGTGGCACAGCGCTTCTCTATTGATGGCGAGGCTCGTGGACAGTTTGATGATGTACTAGCAGTACAACTTGCTCGCGCTCGTTTTGCAGTCCTACAAATTCAAGCAGCAGAAAAATCTATTCAAGCACCGATTGCTATTCCACAAGATGTTCAAGAGTTAGCACTTGGACCTGACGCTATTCTTCGTTCAGCAAGCCCACAGTTAATCCGTAGAGTTCCATTGGAACTTCCGCAGGGTGTATTTGCTGAGTCTGGTGTATTAGAGCGCGAACTTCGTCTCGGCGCTCGTTATCCAGAGACACGTTCAGGACAGATCAACGCATCTGTCGTTACAGGTCGTGGAGTCCAGGCGCTACAAGAAGGCTTTGATACGCAGATTAAATCTGCTCAAGCCCAATTTGCTCGGTTGTTTACTGAATTGCTTGGACTCTGCCTAGAAGTAGATGAAGTAGTTTTTGGTTCAATGCAAAAAACTATTCGTGGTATTGATGATGGAACTCCATACATCCTAAAGTACACACCATCAAGAGATATTAACAAAGATTACGCTATTGATGTTCGCTACGGCATTATGTCTGGTATGGATCCTAACCGCGCAGTTATCGCATTACTACAAATGCGTAGCGATAAGTTAGTTTCCCGCGATTATGCTCGCCGTGAACTACCTATTGATATTAACGTAACTCAAGAAGAACAAAGAATTGATATTGAAGAGATGCGTGATTCACTGCGAGTAGCAGTTGCACAGTACGCACAAGCCATTCCACAGATGGCAGCAGCAGGACAAGATCCTACAGAGGCTATTACTCGTATTGCAGCAGTTATCGCAGGCCGTCAAAAGGGTCAGCAATTAGAAACTGTAGTAGAAAAAGCATTTGCTCCACCGCCAGCACCAGAGATGCCGCCTATGGGAGCAGAGCAAGTTCCAGCAGCAGGTATGGTTCCCACCGCTGCCTCGCAGGTTCCTCCCTCTCAAGGTGCAACCCCTGCTGCTGGCCCACAAGCCCGTCCCGATATAGCACAACTACTAGCCTCCATTGGTGGCGCAGCATAACTAGGAGGTGGAATATGAATAAAGGATCACAAGCACCGGCACCTGTAAGCAAGGTAGTCGAAGGTAAAATGGATCACTCCAAGCCAGCAGGCGGTAAAGTTGATTTTGGATATGCTCCAGCAGGTCGCAAAGGAAAGAAGGCTTAATTGTTTTCAATAGTGCGTACCGGAGGGTGCAAATGAATCGTCCGGTACGTCCTATTCATTTCGGAATGTTATCAATAGTATTCTTTTTTAATATAACAATGTCAGTTGCAGGTTTCTTTAAGGAACTGCTCTGGCTATTAAATAAACACACTGATTTTGAATCAGAACTTGCATCTCGCATAGATGAGATGCACGAAGATTTAGAACAAATGATGAAGGAGGAATGATGGCAGAAGTAGGCGGATACCAACAACCTAATAATCCAGCAACTTTCTCTGGTCCAGGTAAATTCTCACAACGTACTGATGGTGGTCCTGGAGATATGATTCAACCACAAAGAGATATTCCATCTGCCAGTTATGGCGAAGGTGTTGAGACAACTGCTATCCAAGGTGGCGCTCCACTTTCTGCTACCGGTGGTGCCGGTGGTATACAAGTAGAACCAGGTAAACCAGTAATACCATCACAAGTAACTTCACTTTATGCAGATACCCAACGTCCAGAAGAAGAAATCACTTCTGGTATTAGCAGAGGGCCAGGACCTGGACCCGAAGTTAGAGGAATGGGTCCACAAAAAGAATCATTATCGCAAGTTTTAGGAATGATGTTGCAATACGATACTAATGGCGAAATCGCTGCTCTTTATGAACAAGCCGTAGCCAGAGGACTTTAATGGCCCAGGATATTAACAAGGGCAATCTATATCAAGCCGCTCAACGGGCTAAATTAAATCCTGCTCAAAGGCAACAGATAAACTCTTTGTCAGATATGTATTCAACACATACACGTTTAACAAACTTGCCTGTTAATGTTGCAAGTGAAAACTTTAACCAGTTGCCGGTAGATCAAAAGAAGCAAATGGCTTTGATGTTTGGAAAATCAGAAGAACAAAAACCTGAAGACAATCGTTCTTTCATTGAAGAAGCCGCTTATATTATTTCAAGACCCATAGTAGAACCAGTTAAGGCTGTATTTAAAGCAGCAAACTGGGCATCAGATCAAGTTACCAGGGCTTATCGCACTGGTGCTATTGCTACAGCAGAAGGTGCAAACCTTGCAGATGCGTGGCAACGCTCTGGAGCCAATGGCGAACAGGTATTTAATCCAGATCGCATTAGAAAAGCGACCAGACTTTATGGTCAAGATCGTATCTACGTAGCCCAACAGGTTGCAGCAGGTATTCCTTTAGATAAAATCCTTGCCTCAGCACAAAATGATAATCAAAAACAAATTATTGCAGATGCTTCACAGAACAAAGACAAGTTATTTCTTGAAGCACTTGCTAAAGTAAACGCTTCTAAGTATTCTCCTGGTCGGCAGATTGCAAATGCTTTTCTTCCAGAGGATTTAGAAGGCAGTGGTAAGTTATATAACTGGATCTCTGGCACCGCAGATGCTACTTTCCGTCTAACCCTTGATCCTACTTTGCTTTTAGGCAAAGCAAATAAAACATATCTTGCAGGCAAATACGCTTTAAGTAAAACTACAGGCACTGTTGAAAAAGTAGAAGATGCTTTTAAAAATGCTGGAGTAGTTAGATTCTGGGATCAATACACAACCACTCTTAACAAATTAGACAAAAGCCGTAAAGCCCAAGATGGCCTTGGTATAGGTGAGGCTACTGGCGAACTTCGTAGATTAAACCCTGGGTTCTTTGACAATGGAGTTAATGAGGCCCTTCTTAAATTTGCTAAAGAAGATTTTGATGGTATTGTAGATATCAATACTGCTCGTGCATTTCTTTCAAATGTTGAAAATACTGATCCTTTATTCTTTGGTCAAGCAGGATTTAAAGTAAAGATAATGCCACGCCTTAGTCCATTACGCCAAAAACGTTTAGATTTTTACACAGGCACCTCTCGTGTCTTTGATTTAAATAAAGATAGCGCTAGTTTCTTACGCAACATAGCATTTGATGAAGCAGACACACAAGGAATCCCTACTGCTCAAGCAGCGGCTATGTCTTTATTAGGAAGAGCAGGCGAGGATGCTAGAGCAGCCGGAGCCAGAACTGCTGAACGTATTAACAACTCAACAGAAATTTTTAATAGAAGATTTTCCATTGATGCTATTAACCGCAGACTAGATAAAGCAACAGCAAAATTTGCTTTAATCCCTGATTCCCGTCATCTCGGAGATTTTACTAATGAAAAATCAGTAAAGGCTTTTGGTCGTTACGCTAGATTTGTTTATGGTCGTTACGGTTCACGCATCCTAGAAGATGCTTATAGAGTTGGCGATATTGGTGAACGTCGTAATCTGTTTATTGGGTTGCAATCAACTGTAGGTGAACTACGTGGTTTACGAGCAACTCCTGGTGGAAGAAGACTTCTTGATACTCTTGGAAATATTAATAAAGATGCTATCTATTCAAATAGAATTTTTGATGATTTAAATCCAGAAGGCAAAGTGCCATCACAGGTTGATGGAGTTGATTCAGCACTTTATGGATTTCAAACAACCGACAGAATGAACGCAATTACTCCAGAGCAGTTTGATAAAGCCGGTGCAAGAGAAGGATATGTTGGTAAATTTTTTGCTTTACAATATACAGATGCGGCAGATAATGCAGTAAGCGCTCACACCGCTGCAACTCTTTTGGGACCAAGATTTCCAATACGTAACGCAATAGAAGATTATATTTTTAATCTTGCAAATGGTAGTACCATAATGGGAACATTTAAAGGTCGTAGAACAGCAACAAAAATAAGACTTGCCTCTGAAGATTTAGAAGTAGGTATGGTAAATAAGGTAGTACGCAAACAAGATAGAACAAAATATATTGAAGAATTAAAAACAATAAATAAGGAAGATATTTCTCCAGCACTTAGAGAAGAAAAGAAACGCATACTTCTTTCAAAAGCCGTGTTAGATGATAAATTTGATGACGCAGTAAAAGGTTCTTTTGGTTCCAATTACGATCAATATCTTTTTGAATTTTCAAATTTTGGTAATTATCAAAATATGTTAAGAGAAATTGCAGAAGGCGCTTACAATGTAAATGCTGGAAACGATGCTTTCTCACGCCTCTCACGAGCAGGTCGTAGCAGGGGTAAAATAGTAGATTTTAAAATTAACGATATGGAATATCGTAGAGTTCACGGTTCTTTTGGAACTGTAACACCTATTGACACCGAAGCAAAAATTGGTTGGCTGTTCCAACTAGCCGCCAAGGCAACAGATGAATTTGGTTCAAAGGGTATGGAGTTGCTAGGCACACACGGCGATAATCGTAGTGCGTTCATTAAAGAACTTGGTGAATACATTGGTAGAGACGAATTTGCAGGCTTACGTAAACGTTTTGATCGTTATGTAGATACCAGTTACACTCCAGAACAACACGCTGGCGCTATCTATGATGACATAAGAGGCGCTTTTGGTAAAGCAGACAACAGTATAAACTACGATTTACTTAATAAATTTCGTAGAACTGATGCAGATGGAAAGATTTTTATTGATTCTAACGGTGTTGGCCTAGAGGATCTACCTAAAAATATTGCTGATCTGCCAAGAGGTATAGTTGTTCCTAAATTTATTCCAGCATCTCAAAGCAATAACCTAATATCTGACTTTGTAAGTCGTTTATGGGATTGGTCTGGAGATGCTAACGCTCGTATGTCCAGAGATCCTTTAGTTTTAGATGCTGCCTTCTCGATACGAAAAGATATGCAAGGCTATCTAGATGACCTTACCAAAAAAATAGGTAAAGAAGCAGCAACCCGCAGAGTTATTGAACTATCTGAAGATCTTGCTGTTGAAAGAGTCCTTGCTTTTGTAGATAATCCAGCAGTTCGTACCCAACTTGCTTGGTCTATG